TGGCTTTGAAGCAGGGGCATTGGCAACACCCTGGCGCCAACCGAAAGCGACAGATTGCCCACATGGATATGCACTCACACCCTGCTGAATTTGTCCACTTGCACCGCAACGACACACTTGAAGAAGTCGCTTGTGCAATAGATCAATTTGCTGGACCGTTTGGTCGTGACACAGTGCAATCGTTTGCGGCTTTTGTAAGGGGAATGAAGAAATGAAAAATTTTCTTGTGACATATTCAAGTGCAAAAAACTTGTTTGGAGGTAGGAAAGTTATCAAAGCAGAAAGTATTAGCCAAGCACAAACAATCTTTTTTGAGTGGCTAATGAAACAACCTACATACGAGCATATGTGGAATTTAATGATGGAAATTGAGGAGATTGATCGTGACTAAAGAAAAAATCGACATTCTTTGGCAAAAGGCTATGCAAGAGTCAATCAAATATGGCGAGATGTTTACCCGCTATCACTTTGCCAAACTGATAGCAGAGGCAGAGCGTGAGGCTTTTAAACAAATCATCAGAGAAACACCGTTCAGCAATTGGTTTCAAGCGGATGTGATTGAGGCCATAGATAAAAGGGGACAAGCATGACAAGCTATTGCGTGTATTGCAAACGCCCTGTTTTTACCATACTGATCAAGTGTAGGAGTTGCAGAAAATGAGGGGGGTCATGTGATTGAGACTGTAATCACTATCTTTGCCATAGGCTTTCTAGGCATTGCGTTAGCCATTGGAGGCGTTTGCATCATGGTTTGGTTAGCGCTTAATGAAGACTAAGGGTGGCGCAAGACCTGGAAGTGGCAGGAAACCCACTCAAATCAGTGAATCCAGAGCATTGACGCTATGGAAAGATGGTGTTAGCAAGAAAGAGATTGCTAAAAGGTTTGGTGTTGCCTACCAAGCTATCTTGTACTTCTTCAAGAAACACAAGATATTCAATCGTGGAAAACTCAAGAGCCAAGCACCGCAAAAGCCTCGTTAGTGTGCTTAATTCGATCATCCAGGCCAATAGTGCCACCATTGATCTTCTTGGTCAGTCCAACCCAATCAGCAGCTTCTGCAAGGTTGTTGCAATTGTGGGTTGACCAGAACCATCCAGCAGTGAGAGCCGCATACTTGGGCGTTGCCACAAGGTCAGGCTCCATCACAAAGTCAGCACCCAAGGCTTTTCCAGCATGAAAATACATGGAATGCCCAGTTAATTGTATGCAACCTCTGCCCCTAAAACGATAACCATCCCCTGATGCCTCATCTCTGTTTCCCATACGATTGCTGTAAACGCTGTTGGCAATTTTACGAGGCTGACGCTCGTATTGCTTGGCAAACTCAAGAGTAGGAAACCGCCTGGGCCACAACTTCATCAGGGTTTCAGCCCTGTAGTTGAGGTTCTCTTCCAGGGTTCTAAAGTTACCGCACTCATGCCCACATTGACCAATAAATGCAGCTTGTTGGCGTTTGGTAGAAATGCCAAAAGTGTTGAAGGTTTCATTGAGGGCATCAACCCACTCAGCCCCAATGTGGAGTTTTTTCAGTTGTTCAACGGTTGGCATTCATCACCTCCATTACTTTGTTGTAACTGTCAATACACGCATTCAATTGCGCGGTGTTTCTGTCGCCTTGGGCGATGATTTCGGCAATGGCTGCGAGGGTTGCTCTGTCGGAGTCAGAAGTTTCATAAACCTGTCTGACAGGTTCACTTCTTTCTTTTGGGCTATCTCCGGTGGGAGTGGGGGCATTTGTGGGGGCTTGTACGCAACTTGTGGTTTGGAGCCGCAGCCTACCATCACGAATAGCACGATCAAGAGAAGACTGTTTTTGATTGATGACATTATTGGCCTCCGATAGTTTGGTTGATTGGTCATTCAGTTGTTGGGCAAGTTCACGCTCTTTTTCCCGTGATTCTTCATTCTTTTTGGCAATCTCTACTTGCATCTCAGCGTCACGATCACCCCATCCAACATGATGCCCATAGCCGTAAGCACCACCTACAGCAATCATTGCCCCAATAATGAAATAGGGGTTAAGCATTCTTCACCTCTTGACGAGCAAGGGCGATTTCTTCCCGCACAGAATCATGCTCAAGGTGGTTTGGTGGAGTTGTAGGAGGAGGTGGTGGTGTCCAGGTTTCATCTAAAGGTGGATTGACCCACACGGGCAAAGCACCAGAGGGAGAAGTCCAGGTGGATGTGGCAGGAGGGCTAGGAGGCGCAGGAACAGGCGTAGAAGGCGCATTAGCTGTAGTTGGTGGAGTAGGTGTGGAAATCCTATCTGAAATCGCTTGAACACCTTTTCTGCTCATCACGCCACCTATGCCGCCAACAATCAACAACACAATGTCGTTCATCATCTTCAAATATGCTTGATCGATGGGGGCCATGCTTTTGATCGGTTGAGTGACAAAGGTCACCGAGTACAGCATCGCCATCACAATACCCGCAAGAATGACGGTCACAATCAAAACTACACTTGCCCAAACATAAGTTTCAACCAATTGAATTTTGTCGTTCATAGATTGCTTTGTGTCATTTGGTTGCATTTGGAGCCTCTGCTTTCTTTTCTTCGGCTTTAGGTTGTTCAATCTTGTTTGTCAAGATGGGTGCGACAAGATACTCGGGGCAAGTTTGAGTAAACAGACAGCGGGGCTTTTGGCATTCCGGTAGATCGAATTTGTCGGGGTTCTGACAAACATAACGATATTTTTCCTCAAAGCATCCACTCAGCAAAAGAACCACCGCAATGGATACAACAATCACGCCCCACAGAAACCTATTTTGATTCATTGCGTTGCCTATCTAGTTGTTGACGCTCATACTCTAGTTGCTGGCGCAGTCTCTCCATGCGGTCAATCTGCATTTTGCTTTCCTTTTGTGCAGCCAGTGTGTCATAGTAAATGCTCCCCAACAGCGGAAGCAGTAGGACAAAGACCAGCACCATAGCAACTAATGCGACTAGAAACCCCATCTTACCTTTCGATCCATTATTAGAAGGCTGAAGAACAGGACTAGGTAAAGGACGAACACTAAACAGGCTACCCCGTAGATTGCCTTGTCTTGGATTGCGCTGATTACCCTTCTGCGTTGCCATTCAACCTCTCGTTGTTTCTTTTCCTGGGCCAACCTTGCTTCTTCTTGTTCAGCAATGATGATTACTCTCATCTGGTTCACCCGTGTGTACAAGTTACCCAACTCTGGGGGTGACTGATACACCATAATCTCTCGAATCTCCTTGGCTAACTTCTCAAACTGCGTCTTAGCAAGTTCTCTGTTTAGCGCCGACTCCATAATGTTCTGGTTTGGGTCATAGACAGTCTTAGACTTTTCTTCTTCTTCTCGAATGTGGTCTGCAAGTTGTTGCTGAACCTTGAAGAACTGCGACAGATTAGCCGCCAAGTCAGAGACAACCTTGTTCTCATCCCAAACCTCTGGCTCAGCTTTCTTTGCTTTGGGAGCAACAGCAGGGGCTGTGGGCTTGGGCTTTTTCTTCTTGAAGAACCCAAAGAACCCACCCACTTCTTCAGCAATAGCCGTGACCTCTTTAACAGTCTTTTGGGCTGCGGCAACAGTTCCCTTGACCTCTTTATAGAGTTCACAGCCTTTGCGAATAGCTGCGACACAGCCATTTGCCATTGCCAGAAGGGTGAGAGGATCAATCTTTTGCTCCTTATTCGGCAGGAACGGGTTGTTCTTCTTGTTGAACCCCTTGTACAGCACCCCTTGCCGCACCAGTTCTCAGATCATTCACAGCATCTGCAACCCACTGAATCCCATACTTTTTGCCAACATCAATGGCATCTTGTATCTTCTTTTGGTCAAAGCCAGAAACCCTTGGCTGAACAGCTTGGAAAACCTTTACAGCATCAGATGGGTTGAGCAACAATGCCTTCAACTTTTCTTCTGTTGCGGCAGACGCTTTGTTGGCCCAAAACTTACTAAACAATGAAGTCATGGCGTAAGTTGCGCCAGATACAGGGTTGTAAATGCGGGAAATGATTTGCTCTGGAGGGATGCCTGTCAATTGCTCTACTGGAGTCTTTGGAACAGTCTCGCCTCTGAATGGCACATTTGTAATGTCTTTGACCATGCGCTCAGAAACAGTTGCAAAATCCTGCACCTTTTGAGCATAGGTTGGCCCAAACACACGATTGAAAATAGCAGCTTTGTTTCTGTCATTCAAAAGAGCAACTGGGTCTCCTGACTGAACAATATCATCAAGCATATATGAACGCACAGCATTCACAGCATCCTTGTTCTGCCCATAACCAGAATTAGACATAAACTTGTTAGTGAAATTTATATCACCATACATCTTGCTGACCAACTCTTGGGGGTTCTTGAAGCCTTCTTTGCTGACAATCTGCTCACCAGCAACGCGCTGAAAGTCTGCGTTTAAACGACTGCGCTGATTGATTAGGTTCTGCACATTATTCACAGATGCCCGTAACTCATCATCAAGGCCAGGAATCATTGAAACACCACCTTGATTAGCCTTGAGCCATTTATTTGCCGTTTTAGGATCAATTACATCGTTCTTCAGTGCGGCTTTGGTGAAGCTATCAAGAAAAGCATCACGGGCAAGACGAGTTCCCTCTTGACCAGTGGCATCAATAAATTGGCTTACATTGGATTTGTTGCCAATCAAAGCAGGAGTGATTTGCTCAACAAACTTCTTTCTGTCAACAGACTTTAAGGTCTCAGCAGAGAATGGAAGGCCAACCTTCTGGAGATATGCGTTATCTGCATTTCGGTAAGCGGTTACAAACTCAGGGTCAAGATTATCAATGTGACCACCAACACGACCTTTAAGTTCTGTCAACAAACGAATGTCAGCAGGGTCGTTTGCTTTACGCAACTGAGCGTTGATTTCACGTTTTAATGAGTCCAAATCTTCAACAGTGGCGGCAGAAAATTTAACGCCTCCAGGAGTCATTGGGGTGCCTTCTGCGGTCAAGATTGCACTTGGCTCAGTCGTTGTTGGACGAAACTTGGCTCGAACCCTGTTGTAAATTGACGGGAATGTTTTGAAAATATCAGATGCTTGCTCACCAGCAACAAAGTTAAAAATGTCATCAACAGACCCAGATGGCAACTCAACATTGTTCTGTTTAGCTAAGTTAAATGCTTCTGCATACAAAGGCTCAACATCTAATCTAGCAGCTTTTTCTTTCTGAGCAACAAGATTAGAAACACGTTGTCCAAACACATTTGGGTCAATGGTTTGATCTTTTGACAGGTCAGCAATCTGTTCATCAATAGAACGAACGCGCCTAGTTTGCACTTTCTCCAAAGATGGGCCAACAACACTGACTTGAACCTTGCTGGGATCGCCAAACAATCTTATTTGGTTTTGAGTCAAAGCCTGTTTTGCAGATTCATATTGATTGCCATACTGCGCTCGAAATACAGGGTCTTTTGCTGACAAACTTTGGATAAAGTTGTTGATAACAGGGTTGTCTGCAAGCATTGCACTCAATGGCATCTGCACTTCAGCACCGCCTGGAGCCTTTAATGACACGCCTTTTTGTGCCTTGGCAGCATCTTCAAGCGTTTTCATAAACGCAGGGTCAGCCGCACCAGCAGCAATGAAGATATTGCTTATGCGATTGTCTACATCTCGCAGTAACTCATCTTCAGGGATAGTTCCGCGAACCTTATTCCACTGATTCTGAGCCAACTCAATTGCTTTTCCAGTGATTGGCGCAGTCTTTGCCACAGTACCAAAACCATAACCACCAGCCATGCCACCAAACAAGCTACCAATAAATTGACCAACTCCAGGCGCACCTGCTTTTTCACCAGCAGCTTGACCTGCTTGTCCACCAGCTTCCGCACCACCACCAATAACAGCTTGTTCAGCAGGGCGCATCAGTGTTTGTCCAAGCATACCCAAGCGCCTAACTGCCGCAACAGGAGGGAATAAATATGATTCTGGCGAGGTCACAGCTTTAACTGCGCCAGCGGCAATTCTTTGCCCACCAGTTTGTGGTTGTGCGCCAGTGGAACCCATTGATTCCATCAGTCCTGTATATACAGGCTCACGACCAGCACGATATGCCTCTAAAACAGCTTGGTTTTGCTCTTGTGCCCCAGGTGGTGCAACAAATGGAGCCATTGGGTTTCTACGAGTCAATTGACCACCAGTTGGTCTTAAGACTTGCTCTCGCATTACATTGGCAGCACCAGCAAGTGCCCCAGCAGTACCAGCAAAACCCTGTCTTGCGGCTTCTGCTAAATAGCCTTCAGAACTAGGCGCAGTTGGTTGAACTGGAGCAGCTTGTTCGCTTTCCAGGCGCAAACGAAACTCAAACTCTTCTTGTTCAGTCATTGTTTTGCTCCAGATTGTTTACGCTTGTATTCCTGATAACGCTGTTCTTTTCCTGCATCAGTAAACGGCCCAGTTCCAACCATTGGTTTTTTAAACTCAGGGAAATCTAATGCTGTTTCAACATCTTCAGGGTTGTAATTCTTGTTTCTCAAGGCAATTTTTCGTTGACGATCAATTTCTTCATTTGCCTTGTTAACCGAAACAGTCCTAATTGCTTCTAAAGTGCTTTTTATTTTATTCTGCGTGTCTATGGTTGGTGTTGAACTAAACAGTCTAGAAATATAGTCTGCTGTCCCACCCAAGATTGCAGGATCAGCACCCGCTGCCAACAACTCTTTTTGGCTTAAATCACCAGAACCAGCAATTGCCCTAGCAAATTGCACCTGTGCCGCCCTAAAAGAAGCAAAGTTGTTTGTTTTGATTGAGTCATTTATGTTGGTCAGGGCATTGTCTGTGGCAAACACAACTTTTGACATTGGCTCAACAGTCTTTTGCACACTTGACCTAAATGCAGGAATATCAGCAAATTTCTTGTCCCCAGGAAATTCAGGCATGATGTTTTGAACAACTGTGCCTCTAGGCCCACGGGTTGCTTTAATAACATCATCAACTTCTGCAATTTGAGAGGCAGGAGCGCCAGCATCAATTAATTGTTGACGATATAGTTGTAGCTTTTCAATCTCTGATGGCGGTGGCCCTTTTAATGGCTTTTCAATAAGTTCCAAGTCTTTTATGTCACCACTCTTGGCATACAAAGAAATGCTTTGTGGAGTATGTTTGCCAGCCCTTATCAACTGCTGAATTGGATCAACACCTTGTCTCTCACGCAATCTTTGTTGAGTCAATGCCATTTCACTAGCAGCCTTACGAGCATATTCAGCTAATGCACTAGCAGTAGATGTATCACCCATCTGAGCAGCCATTTGTGCGCCACGCATGATTGAGTCAGGGTCAGTCATATCAATCTGTCGTGCCAAAGCATTGCGTTGACTAATCAGACGCATCTGGGGGTCTTCTACACCCATTGCAGAGGCAAATGCACCGCCCAATTGCTGACCAGCCCTAGCAGCACCATAGGATGCTTGCTCAAGAGGAGCCATTCGTGCCAATTGCATAGCCCGTTGACGAGCCATCTGATCCCGTTGCTCTTGGTACAACTCAGGGGTCACACCAAACAAACTTCCAACAATATCTGCCATGACTATTCCTTTATGGCTTAACCGCCAGTTAAAAATGATTGAACTGCCGCCTTAAATTGTGGATCATCTGCAAGACTCGTAAACAACGAACTATATGGGTTAACAGATGAGGTTGGCAACAAAGTCCTTGCCGCATTGCTTGCCGCAGTAGTAGTCCTACCACCCAGTGCAGTACCCACATCCAATGCACCAGCACCCATTGACTCAACAGTGCCAGCAGAAGCTAAAAGCGACTTGAATGGATCATAGGCTCCAGTTTGACCAGCAGTGTACTTGCCAAGGAACTCGCCACCAGCACCAAGCAATCCCTTGCCAAACAGAACACTCTGTTGACCAGCTTGCTGTGCCCCTGCCGCCAAAGCAGCATCTTGTTGAGCCAATGCGTTGTAGTAGGCTTCCATCTCAGGAGTGGTTGCGCCAAGACCTCTAGCGCCACTAGGACGGGCGCTTGTTGCACCAACAGATAAACCACCGCGACCCGTTTGGAACAAGGTATTTTGCAACTGAGATAGTTGACGCTCACGGCTAGGAGCCAGCAAGTCTTGTTGCTTTGCCATGTAGTCACTGGCAACTTGCTCTGGCGTTTTGGCAAGATACGATGTGCCCAAATCAAACAGGCTTGCAGATGCTTTCTTCAGTGGGTCATACAGGTCTGCAACCTTCTTAGCCTCATCAAGACTCAGGGTTGCACCAGACATTAACTTATCTTGGATTGCCTTGAGTTCTGGAGTCAGCGTATAACCAGCAGTTTTAAGATTGCCTTCAGCATCGTATGTGTAGTCTGTTGTGCCAAACCTAGTGGTCACGCCAACAGGCTTGAACCTTTGTGCGTCAGCGGCAGCTTTAGCGGCAGCAGTGGCAGTATCAGTAGCCAACTTAGTGCCGAACAAACCAACGCCACTAGAAATCACACTGGTTGCAGCTTTGGCAAGATTAGGATTATCTTTAAAGAATTTAACAACATCTTTGACCGATAGGCCAGTTCCTGTTGAGTAATCTTGGATAGCCTGACTTAAACCCGCAGACATTGCCGCACCTTCTGGGTCTAAATTCAACGCTTGTTGAATGCCAGCATACATAGTAGCGCCCTCTGGGTCTGCCAAGTATTCACTTAGACCAGCGGACATTCCAGCGCCTTCAAAATCAATTACTTCGTCATCGTCACCCATGGTTTTTACTCCAGTATTTACAGTAGTTTGTGTGGTGTCTATTTGAGTTGCGTCTGTTCCAACAACATTTGCAACAGTCTGTGCAGGATTTATTACTCCTGAATCTATGATTGCTGGTGCAGTTGTTGTTGTACTAAATCCAGAACCATCATTAATAACATCTTTTGTGTCAAATGATGATGCAGTTGTATCCGCAGGAATTGTTGACTCATAAGGAGCCAACTGATTCATCAAGTCTTGCTGACCAGCAAGAACTTGTTGTTCAGTGGGAACAGTTGCAACAGAACCTGGAATAAGAGAATCCAACTTTATGTTGCTAACACCTTGAGCCAATGACTGGTCAAGCGTTTTACCAGTAAGCAAACCAGCAGTAGTTCCTGCCGCCAATTGACCAACAGCCGCAGAACCAGTTGCACCAGCAGCAGCGCCACCAGCAAGGCCAGCACCAGTACTAGCAATACCAGCTATTACGGCATCTTCTGGATTCTTCCCCGACACAATGTTTGCCGCTGTGTTTGTAACAAGGTTTTTTACCGTACCAGCGTCGCCCACCAAATAGTCACCAACTTTGCCGCCAATATAACCCGCAGCGCCACCAACTACAAGACCTTTTAGAGCCTCATCTGCTGACTTTCCTTGTGCCACTTGTACGGCGGCATTTGTCAATCCAGTTCCAACCGCTGTAGCCACAGCCTTAGATGTTGCCGCTGGAAGCAGTCCCGCCGATAACAATTGTCCACCAACAGCAGCACCAACCCCAGGCAATATTACGCTAAGTCCCAATGCTGCAAGCTGTCCAGGAGAGATTCCCTCTCTACTTCTTCTTTGTCCTTGTTCAATCTTTGCTATGTTTTCTTGCCATAAATTACTTATGTCGCTTATTGGCACATTGTTTTGTTGCAAGTATTTAACTTGATTTGTTGCCAAGTCAGAATTGCCAACAACCATCGATTCAAGCAGATTTGACTTTACAAACTTAACGGGGTCGGTTGAGGCATCATTAAGAGCCTTATCCATCATAGCTACGCCAGTATCCCCATATGACCTTTTATTCTGGTCATCATCACTTAAATAAGATGCTTGACTGACAAGACTGAACCCTCGCGCAAACTCTGCCTCAAGTCCAGGTATAGCTGATAAATCACTCCATTTTGCAGCGTAAGCTGGATAGCGCACTTGCAACATTCGCATTGCATCGTTACTTAATGCCATATCACACCCCCAATGACAAAAGAACCTGCAAGCACTTGCAAGTTACATTGAGATTGTTTTGTACTGTTTTCATTAAACAGTGCCATTAGCCACAATGTTGCCCAACACAGTCAGATTCCCAGAACTGTCAATCTTCATTACATCAGTACCTGAGTGACGAATAAGCAGATTGGTTCCGCTTTCAACAAAACTGAAGTTTGTAAAGGTTCCATCTGCCTTGGTTGCAATGGCAGTCTGAATGTTGGTGAACTCAGTATCAATCTCAGTTCCCTTAACAACCTTGCTTGCATTTCCTGGCGACAGAGCATCCTTAGCCGCAAAGTTGGTGGTTTTGGTGTAATTTGCCATGTTTCTTCCTTAAACCAGTTTGCCATTCTTGGCTTGAATCTCAATCTTTTGAATGCTCACAGGATACCCATTGATCTGCACTTCATAACCCGTCTGCACAGTCTTGCCAGAACCTGATGTTTGACCAATCAAAGTCTGCAAAGAAATGCCATCTGAGTAATAGGCAACAGGAACACCATTTGCCCCATATTCAGCAGTTCCATACTCAGACACAGTTGACTGAGGAATTTGCAATGTAGTGGAGTAATACTGACCAGAGAAGTCATATCCCCACTTGATGATGAAACCTTGGCTTGAGCCACCAATCACCACCACAGCAATACGCTTCAGGATAGATGTGACATTGGGCGCACCCAGGTCAGCATAGGTGGTGAAATACTGCAATCGGTATGTGGTTGCATGGTCAAGATAGGTTCCATACTTGCCCACATAACCATTCTTGCCAATCAACAAGTCTCCATTGCGTTTAGCAAGGAAAGCAGTTGGCGTGATGGAATCCCATACAGTTACCCGCGCAGAGCCATCTTGCAAAGCCGCTTTGGTGTCAAAGCAGTAGGTCTGTGTGGCAAGAGGAAAGTTAATCAAGTAGAAGGCATTTGACTCTGAGTAGACTGCCTTGATGTTTGCCAATGTCTCAGCATTCACAATCGTCATCAAGTCATCTCGGACATTTTTAGACAAGTCCCGCAAAGGTGCAGACTTCTCTTGAATGGTTCTAAGCAATGACCGAACACCACTGTTTGACAAGAAAACCACATCACTGCCTGTATTGGCAATAGAGTCCCTTGCAATGCAACCAACATTGCTGATAGTGTCACTCAGAGACAGGCTTGATGGAGTAGTCGCATTTGCATAAATCAAGACTTGACGCTTGCCAAAGATAAACAAGAATCCATTGTGTGCTGCTAACCCTGTGATCTCATCAGACCCATTGGGCCACACCCGTGAAATGTCCAAAGAACCAGCAGTTCCTGTTGACCAGACATGACCAGCAAGCAAGTCAGAGAAGTAGACAGTTACAGTGTCAGCAGTGCTACTAGCAGTCCACAAGCGACCATAGGCAGAGATAACAATGTTGGTTTGTGGAGCAGTCGCAACATAACCGCTTTTCTCGCTCACACGCCTGTATGTAGTGGTACTTACAGCAGGGTCATAGATCAGTGGGTCATAGCCTGACTGAAAGAAATATGTGATTCCATTCAAAGAAGCACAATGCCAGTTGCTTGCGGTAATGGTGGGGCCAGTACCTCCCCCCCCATAGGTCAACTCAACAACACTTGTGCCACTGAGTTTAAACAGCTTGTTGTTTCCAGCAAACAGAACAGTCAAAGTGCCATCAGTCTGCACCAACTCATGGATAACACCAACATTGTTGGCTCCCAAGTTGCCAGAGGATGTATTTACCCTTGACCAACCCTTGCGAGAGCCAATGCGCCCATACTGGTCAATCACGCAGTTTGTGGCAATCGCAGCATATCCAGCCGCTAAATCAAGCGGAGAGTCTTGTGTGTTCAGCCCAAAAAAGCCTGGAGCCGATACAGAAAAGGTCTGGATTTGCTGTGTCATTGCGGAACAAACTCTTGATTCTCAGGATAACGACTGCCCTCCAAGGCAATGTAATCCGACAACATGGATCGAAACAGTGTGTAAGCCTCAGAGGAAGACAGTCCCCCATCTTCACCACGCTCAACCAATGCCCTTGCATAAGCGCCTTGAGCAA